CCGCTCTGCCAGAGATGCAACATGAAAGGTCGTGTTACCATCGCAGAGGACGTTCACCACATTAAACCAATTAGAACCCATCCTGAGCTACGGCTTGTCTGGGACAATTTGATGAGTGTGTGCAGAGAATGCCACAAGATCATCGAAGGAGAAACCAATGGGTAGAAAACCATTAGCAACCGAGGTTAAGCGGCAGAAGGGCAGTTTCGTCGCAAAACCAAAACGAGAAAACAAACTAGAACCAAAACCACCCAAGGGCTGGCCTGAGAAAACCGAGTTGGTCCTGAGTGATCCGTTGGCTTCCCAGAAATGGAGTGAGACCTGCCAGATGTTGGATGACATGAACGTGCTATCAAAGGCCGACAGAGACCTGTTGGAACTGTTCTGCATGAACTGGTCACAGTACATCGCCCTCTTGAAAAAAGTCCAAGAAGTTGGTATAGTAGGCGAGATGTTAAACCATCGTGGCGAGGTCGTTTTGAAGCGGTCTCCATACCAAGCAGAGTTAAGCCGGATCACGGATCGTCAGGCTAAGTTGCTGACCGAGTTCGGGCTAACACCTTCGAGCAGGTCTAGGATTGCCACGGTGAGAGATACCAAGCCTGAAAGCAGTTTCGATAAATGGATTGAGCGAGGCGGTTTGAATTGATCGACGTATTCAACGAGTACGTCTCTGGGGTTATTGATGGCGAGATTACGGTTGGGAGATATGTTCGGCTTGCAGTTGAGCGACACCTCAAAGACGTAGCGAGACAGGGAACGGAAGAGTTCCCATACACCTTTGACGAACATGCGGCAGGGCAGGCTATTGCTGCGTTTCCGGCACTGTTTCGTCATACCATCGGAACCTATGCGGGTACTCCATTTGAACTTGCACCTTGGCAGGCATTTGTCATTGGCTCGATATGGGGATGGAAGAACGCCAAGAACCTGCGTCGTTTTAACCGGGCCTACGTGACGCTCGGCCGCAAATCCGGGAAATCGACGCTTGCTGCTGGTATAGCAATACTGATGGCAGCGTTTGATAAGGAGCAGCAGGCCCAGTGCTTTATTGGTGCTTCCAAGATGGATCAAGCCAAGATCATCTTCGAGGAATGTAAGCGGATGATCGGGTCTTCACCACACCTTCGTGACCAGTTTGACCGGCGTGCATTGCAAATCAACCACGACGCAACGAACAGCTTTATAAGACCACTAGGGTCTGACCGGAGCTTCGACGGGCTAAATCCTTCGCTTGTTCTTTTTGACGAATTGCATGTATGGCGTGAGCAACACCGTGGTTTTTACGACACTCTGACCACTGGGAGTGCGTCACGATCCCAACCACTTCGATTTACTATCACGACCGCAGGCTCAACTTCATCTTTGATTTGGCTTGAGGAAGAGTCTCTGGCTAAAGACTTGATGACAGGGAAGTTCACCGAGGAGAAATACTTTGCTTTTATTGCCCAGCTCGATGAGGAAGACGATATTTTTCTTGAATCTAATTGGATCAAGTCATTGCCCAACCTTGGTATATCCGTGTCGCCGGATTATATCCGAGAGGCGGCTGCGGAGGCAAAGGCGTCAAAGGTCGCAGAGAACCGATTCCGTAGATATTACGCAAACATCCAAGTATCACCACTCGAAGCGGCAATTGACATGCAGAAATGGGCTTCCTGTGAAGAACCCCTATCGGACTGGCGTCAGGCAGATGTTGTTACAGCAGGAGTCGATATTGGCGGGGTGAACGACATGTGTGCCGTTGCCTACGTGGCACGCTTCCCTGACGGATCAGACGAGGACGGAAAGCCAACATACCGCTATGAAGCAAAGACACACGCCTTCATGGACGTTGACTCAAGCCGAGACCTGAACGAGATGCCTTGGTTGCAGTTTATTGACGGTGGGCATATCGAGATGACTGGATACATTCACAATTCGGTTTACGACCACCTCAAAAAGACCATGCTAGAACACAGGTCCAAGCAGATAGCATTTGACCCTTGGAACTCGCAGCAACTCGCAGAGGAACTCGACAAGGAGGGCTTTGAGCCTGTCCAAGTGCAGCAAAATCGCTTTAAGATGAATGAGCCGTGTATGATGTTGCTTGATTTGATTGAAAAGCGCAAGATAAGACATCACGACGAGCCTGTGTTAAACTGGACTGCACAGAACCTTGTGTTTGATATTGATTCGGCTGGGAGGGTGTTGCCGTCAAAGAAAGAGTCATCCGGCAAGATTGATAATATCGTTGCGTTACTCATGGCTTTGAAGCTTGCGGCACTCGCACCTGAGCGACCACGTGGACCGATGTTTATATCGTAATTATGAGAAAACTTACAACAGAACAGTGGATCGAGAAGGCACGTGCTGTGCATGGGGATCGGTATGATTACTCAAACACCGAGTACCAAAGCACGCACCAGAAGGTATTGATTGTCTGTATGGATCACGGCGAATTCCAGCAACGTGCAACTAACCATATTTCTGGGAGGGGCTGTGATAGGTGCGCTGCCGCTGTAAGAGGCAGGAAGACCTCATCCAGAAAGCAGTTGGGTAAATCTCGTTTTATAGAAAAATCAAGGCAAGTTTGGGGCGATAGGTACGACTACTCTGGTGTAGAGTATGGCGGTTACAAGTCGCATGTAAGTCTCCGGTGCTTAGAGCATGACGAGGTGTTTACGCAAACCCCAAACAGTCACCTTGGGGGCTCTCAAGGATGCCCGTACTGCTCATCGACCAATCGTGGTGCTGGCATGGTGTACCTAATCGAGATCCATGTGCCAGATACGAACGAGAAGTTCATTAAGATCGGATGGACAACATCTAACGTTAGAACCCGCTTCACCAAGGATGAGTTTGAGTGGAAGCAACTCAACCGCAAGATGTTCCCGAACGCATACCTTGGCGAGCGATGGGAACGGTACATGCAGAACATGTTTGACGACTGTAGATACAAACCCAAGCACAGTTTCTCAGGCGAGACAGAGTGCTTCGGATACCAATACAAAGAACTAATACAAAAGACTTTTGCAGAAGAGGCTAAACGTGGCAACTAGTTTACGTTCACCAGCTAAATGGCTACTAGATTTCTTCGGAGGTAATAACAACGTCCGAGTCACTGAAACCTCTATCCTTGCCAGTCCCACGGTTTGGTATTGCATTAGCACCATCGCTGGTGATGTCGCCAAGATGCCGCTGGAGGTAAAGCGAGAAGACACAGACGGTGGGAATGAGCTATACAAGCGACACCCGGCATACAACCTGCTCACGCAGCAATCCAATGACTGGCAAACCGCCGACTGCTTCAAGGAGATGATGACCGCTCACGCTTTAGGCTGGGGTAACGGCAGAAGTTATATTGTTCGCAATGGAACGAGACCTGTTGAGTTAATTCCGTTGATGCCTGATCGGACGGAAACGATCATGGTTCAAGGACAGGTCTATCATGTTTCTATGCCGTCTGAGGACGACCCGCTGCTATTCCGTCAGGTTATTGAAGAGGAACCGTTAACGGAACTGCTCCAGCACCGTGACGTGGTTGTCATGCACGACAGCGAAGTTCTGCATATCAAGGGCTTCGGTTACAACGGGTATGCCGGTCTGAGTGTTGCACAGATCCTAAAGGATACGCTGGGCATTGACCTACAGGCTCAGAAGTACGCCAACAACGGAATGAAGAAGGGGTTCGCCGGTGAGGTGATGTTGGAAGCCCCAGCAGGCATGTTCAGGAACGAAGACGATGCTAAGGCGTTCTTGGATGGGTTCCGTAAACGCCACGCTCGTGGGCAGGACGGAGAAACTGTCGGGCTACTTCGTGAGGGCATCAAGGCCAACGTGATGAACATGAGTCCCGCTGACTCGCAGTTCTTGGAGCAGCGTGCCTTCAGTCGCCAAGACATTGGTATGATCTTCGGACTCCAACACTTGCCTTTTGATGACACAGCCACAAGCTACAACTCGCTGGAGCAGAAACAACTGGCATACCTAGCAAGCTGCCTAGATCGTTGGTTGACAAGAATCGAGTTCCAGTGCGACATGAAGTTGCGAACCGAGCCTGAGAAACGGGTCGATGCCGTCCACTTCAAGTTCGACCGAGCAACATGGCTGCGTACTGACGCCCAGACAAAGCAAGAGGTTTTGAGCGGCCTGATCTCGTCCACCATCATCAATAGAAACGAAGCCAGACTCGCTTGGGGGTTGAATCCTGTAGAGGGTGGCGACGAGTTCCTTAATCCATTCACATCGACAGATGAAGACTTCGAGGAGGACGACGTAGAAGAAGTAGTCGAGGAAGAAGATGACGAATCTATTGTTGAAGACCGTCTCCAATACCTGATAAGCCTTGAGTCGCAGCGAATCATAGAGATGAGCGACCGCAAAGACTTCCTCGACCAACTAGATGGATTCTACACTAAATGGGCCATCACGCTGTTGAATAACGGCATCCCCGCTGACAAGGTAAAATCACTAACTGAGGAACACAAAAATGGTATCTTGGAACGGGCCGGACAGGTGGCGGAACTGGAACAACTCGGAGAACGAGTACGAGATTTTGCCAGAGGATGGTGATGATGAATTGGACGATGAGGACGTGTTGGCACTCGATATGTCAATGACCAGCAAAGGCCACATCATCAACACAATAGCAATCCTACTGGTCCTTATAGATCAT